TCTTAGATAATATTGGTGCTATTGCAGGTCCTTTTTCGATTGGACCCATTGAGGACCCCATTGACATCACGAGTGAAGAAGAACTTATCAAGACCTTTGGTAAGCCCCTTTCTACAGACGCTCAATATGAGTACTGGATGTCTGCATCTTCGTACCTCACATACGGTGGAGTCTTAAAAGTAGTCAGAGTCGATGACGATGACCTTAAGACTGCAAATGCTGGTGTAGGAATCGCAAACACCACCACACTTAAAATCAAGAACTACGACGATTACATCAACAACTATAGTGAAGCAACAAACTTCACCTATGCTGCTAAGAACCCTGGTCGTTATGCAAACGATCTGAAGGTTTGCTGGATTGATGATAAGTCAGACCAAATCATTGGTATCACAACTACTGACCTTAACAACGCTGGCGCAAGAATCGGATTCGGTGTTACTACCGTTCTTTCTGGACAAGTTGTTGCTGGTCTTGGTACAACCAGTTCCTTCAGTGGTTACATGAAGGCAATCATCACTGGAGTCAACACTGACTCTACTGGTGGTCAGAGCACCATTGAGGTCAAACTCGTTTCTCAAGTAGAAACTGTTGGTGTAGGAGTCACAGAAACTAAGATTGAGTACGCTGAAGGCAATGCAGCAAGATCGTTCTCTACCTCAAATCCGTTGTTCTTCGTTAACAACGCTGGTATTAACACTGGATTATCCGCTAGTGCAGCATACACCCCAAGAACGATTGCAGACTGGTATGATCAGCAGACTTTGGGTCTGACTAATACAACCATCTTCTGGAAGGAACTCGCTCAGAGACCAACAACTAATGTCTATGTTGATGATAGAGATGGTCACAATGATGGAGCACACGTTGTTATCGTTGATGACAAAGGAACCGTAACTGGAATCAGAGGCAATCTCCTAGAGAAGCACCTGCACCTGTCCAAGGCATTTGATGCTGTATCAAGCGTCAACTCTCCTCAGAAGACATGGTACGAAAACTATCTCGCAGACTTCTCCGAGTATGTCTACGCTGGAGGCAACCCCTCTAACGCAATCGATGCCTATCACGGCACAACTCCAGTTGCAACTGGATTCTCCACTTATTCTGGAGTCAAGTCAACTGCATTCACCCCAATCTCCACAGGAGATGGTCTCTGGGGTCAAAACGCACAGGGCGTTACTTTTGCTGCTATCGGTAACACTTCTTACACTCTGAAGGGTGGTGAAGATTATTCAACCTCTGGTGGCATGAAAGCAGAGTTGGGACCAACCATCACTGCATACGGTCTGTTCTCTAACAAGGATGAGATTCAGGTTGATTACCTGATCATGGGTCCTGGTTGCACAACTGAGGCAGAATCACAAGCGAAAGCAAACTACATCATCTCTGTTGCTAACAGCAGAAAGGATTGTGTTGCTACAATCGGTGCTCACAGAGGAAACGTTGTCAACGTTACCAACACCGATACACAGACCAATAACCTGGTGAACTATTTCAGTTCACTGCAGTCTTCATCCTATGCGGTGTTCGACGCAGGTTATAAGTACATGTACGACAGATTCAACAATAAGTTCCGCTATGTGCCTTGTAACGGAGACGTTGCAGGTCTCATGACTAGAACTTCGATTGTTGCTTATCCTTGGTTCTCGCCCGCAGGTCAGCAAAGAGGTATCCTCAACAACGCTGTCAAACTGGCATATAACCCCAATAAGGCACAAAGAGATCGTCTGTATCCTCAGAGAATCAACTCGATTGTTACTCAACCAGGACTCGGAACGTTACTCTTCGGTGATAAGACCGCACTTGGTTATGCATCTGCATTTGATAGAATCAACGTTCGTCGCCTGTTCCTCACTGTGGAGCAAGCACTGCAGAGAGCAGCAGAAGCACAACTCTTTGAACTCAATGATGAGTTAACAAGAGCAAACTTCAAGAACATTGTTGAACCATACCTGCGTGATGTTCAGGCGAAGAGAGGCATCTACGGATTCCTCGTTGTTTGTGACACCTCAAACAACACTCCTGATGTTATCGATAATAATGAGTTCAGGGCAGACATCTTCCTGAAGCCTGCGAAGTCCATCAACTACGTCACCCTCACATTCGTTGCCACCCGCACGGGCGTCAGCTTCGAGGAAGTAGCTGGTAGAGTTTGATATTAGTTACTAAATAACCACAGGAGGATACAACAATGGCAACTACCAGAGAAAATAGAACAATCTCAGACTTTAAGTCTAGACTTGTTGGGGGCGGTGCCCGCCCCAATTTGTTTGAAGTCAGAATGACTGATCTGCCTGACTTCGTTGATGACTGGCCTTCCGAAACCTTCCAGTTTATGTGTAAGGCTGCAGCATTGCCTGCTTCAAACATTGCCGCGATCGATGTTCCATTCAGAGGTCGTATTTTTAAGGTTGCTGGAGACAGAACCATTGATACATGGACTATCACCATTATCAATGACGAAGATTTCAGAATCAGAAATGCTATGGAAGCATGGATGGATGGAATCGCAAAACTTTCTAACAACCTGGGTGCTACTAACCCATCTGCTTACATGAGAAATGCTACCGTATTCCAACTTGGAAGAGGTGCAAATCCAAGAAGCACAGATGCTGATGGTGACAGAAACGCTGTTCTCGCTGAATACGAGTTCATCGATATGTTCCCAACAAACATCTCTCAGATTGATCTTTCATACGATTCTTCAGACACTATTGAAGAGTTTACCGTTGAGTTCCAGGTTCAATCCTTCAACCTGAACGCAGCGGGCGGTCCTGACGACTAATAAATAGAGTATAAGATCAACAAAAGATATAAATTATGACCAAGTTATTTGGGTTCTCGCTTGAGGACAATGAACCACTATCTCCTGGAGCGGTCTCCCCCATTCCTCCCAACAATGAGGATGGGGTTGATCACTACATGAGTAGTGGTTTTTTTGGTCAATATGTTGATCTGGAAGGTGTTTATCGCACCGAATTTGAACTGATTAAAAGATATCGTGAGATGGCACTTCATCCAGAAGCGGATAGTGCCATTGAAGATATTGTAAACGAGGCAATCGTTTCTGATAGCAACGATAGTCCTGTTGAGATTGAACTTTCAAATCTTAATGCCAGTGATGGTATTAAAACTAAGATTCGTAAAGAGTTTAAGTATATCTTAGATCTTCTTGATTTTGATAAAAAGGCACATGAAATCTACAGAAACTGGTATGTAGATGGAAGACTTTATTATCATAAAATTATTGACCTGAAAAATCCCCATGAGGGTATTCAGGAGTTACGATATATTGACGCAATGAAAATGCGTTATATTCGTAAGCAAAAGAAAAAGAAAGAGGATAGATTAAGTCAGGTTCAAAGACTTAATACTGCCAACTCCAATCCCATGGACTATGAGTTCCCTGAGATTGAAGAATACTTCATGTACAATCCTAAGTCAGTTTATCCAACTGGCAACCCACAAATGACTGGTGCAAGTCAGGGTATTAAGATTGCAAAAGATGCTATTACATATTGCTCATCTGGTCTGGTAGATCGTAATAAAGGTAATACACTTTCATATCTCCATAAGGCAATCAAGTCTCTCAATCAACTAAGAATGATTGAGGATTCTCTGGTTATCTACAGATTGTCCCGTGCTCCAGAGCGCAGAATCTTCTATATTGATGTCGGCAATCTTCCTAAAGTAAAAGCAGAACAATATCTGCGTGACGTAATGATGCGTTATCGCAATAAACTTGTTTATAACGCAAACACAGGTGAAATCCGTGATGACAAAAAGCATATGGCTATGCTGGAAGATTTCTGGTTGCCTAGAAGAGAAGGAGGACGTGGAACTGAAATTTCTACTCTTCCAGGAGGACAAAACCTGGGAGAAATTACAGACATTGAATATTTTAAAAAGAAACTTTACAGGTCCCTTAACGTACCTCCAAGCAGAATGGACGGAGAAGGTGGATTTAATCTGGGTAGATCTTCTGAAATCCTGAGAGACGAACTCAAGTTCACCAAGTTTGTTGCTCGTTTGAGAAAGAGATTCTCTTACATGTTCAATGACATGTTGAAGACTCAACTGATTCTTAAAAATATCTGCACTCCTGAAGATTGGGAGATCATGAGTGAGCACATTCAGTATGACTTCCTTTATGATAATCATTTCTCTGAACTGAAAGAAGCAGAGTTGATGAATGAGAGACTTACTCTTCTTCAGACTGCAGAACCATATGTCGGTAAGTATTACTCACAGGATTATGTCCGCCGTAAGATTCTGCGCCAGACTGACATGGAAATCCTTGAGCAAGATAGACTGATTCAAGACGAAATCGATAGAGGTATCATACCTGATCCAAATGCACCAGTGGATCCAGAAACTGGTATGCCATATCCTGAAATGGATGGTGCTGCTGGTGGCGGAGATTTAGGTGCTCCAGTCATGGAACCAGATCTAGATGGATCTGCAACTGAGGCACCAGAGATGCCTAAGGGTGGTGAAATCTAATCTATAAATATAAGTATACTATTACACACTAGATATGGACGATCTTTTGGATATGATCACGACTGATGAGTCCCC